GGTTTTAAAGATTTGAGTGTAACCAAAATCATCATCTAAAGACTTAGACCATACATCAGGAGAACCCGAACCCTCTTCAAACGCAGTACCTATAATCTGAGCTCCATCGCCATCGGCAACAGCATTATAACCACTAGTACTTGAATTACCAAGACTAAGACAAGTTACACCACAAACAGTTTCTGTAGAACCAACAGTTACACTGTCAAGTCTAAAGATTGCATGTGATTCGCCATCAACAACGTCAATTGCCACAACCATTCCTTTAATAAGATAGTCAATAGCACTTCCAGAACCATCATCAAAATCAATAGTTCCTGTTGTGCCAGCCGATAATGAACCAAGTGCACTATCAGCATTAAAGCTCCTATTTGTCCAATCAATCTTAGAACGATTTTCTAAGAATCTGAACACAGGATCAGTTGTAGGTACTTTGCTAACCTTACTTAAATATACAAAAAATGGAGATTCATCTGGAGATAGTTCTGCGACTCTATCGCCCCAGTCGTATAGTCTACGCTGGTCACCAGCAACACCGTGTGCTGTTGCATGGGCATTCGCAATAGTAGTAGCAGCATCAGCACTGGTCAAAGAACCAGTACGTATTGCATTTGCACTATTTGCCATGATCTTACTCCAATTTACCCTCTATCAGCTGTCTTTCGACCTTCAAGTAGGGTTGTTATTAAGGTAATCTACCTCCAAATTTACCTTCAGCATTAAGCACATCTTCATACATTTTTTCATCAGTAGACTTTCTCCTTGGTTGCTGTCCTTGAAGGACACCAGCCGATTGAGGATTAGCCTGTGTTTGACGAATTTTATCTAAAGGGCTTTCTGCTTGAGTATCTGGAGTTTGAGATACAGCACGCCACATTTTAAGTACATTATCCAAGCCATATTCGGATGGATGCTTATCAGCAAATTCAAAGAAAGAATTTTGTTCTTGCTCATTTAGTCCATGATTGGCTAAATCAGTTCGAAGACTTGTTCTTCCTTGTTGTGCTTTAAGTCCACCGACAGCTTGTTCAACTGCACCATTTATGGTTTCTTGCATCTCTTGCATCCTAAATTTATAAGATGCTGATGATGGGTCATTGTAGGCTTCCCAAGGATCGAATTCATCAGGCTTTAACGTGACACGTTGTTGTTGAGCTTCTGGCTGACCACCTACTTCCGACATAAGGTTTTGAACCAAGTCTGGACGTGATTCCAAAAATTTCCCAACTTTTTCGTATTGCTTAAGCTTCTGATTTTCAACATGGAGTTTATCCTTTTCAGATTGATAGTACTTAGCTTGAGACTGCCAATCTTCTGTAGAGTCTTCCTGTTGTATTGTTCCTTCATCTTGCCCTACTTCTTGTTGAGCGGGTTGACCATCTTCATGATCTCCGACAACAGAAGCGATAACGTCTTCGTTTGACATTTCTATTACTCCTTATTTTTACGATTTCTCAGAACCTTTACGAGATTGACTACGTTTCTTTTCCGCTTCTGTCACTAAACGTAATTTCTCAGATTCGAGTTTGACCGCATTTGACAATTTATCAATTGAAACTTTATTTTGTGTTTTAGAGTCGTATTCTTGTTCCTTGAGTTTTCCTTTGAACTTTTCAACTTCAGTCCTTTTGCGTGATTGAACTTCTGCACGATTAGATGTTTGAAGATCACCACTAAGTTTCTTAATTTGTTCTTGAGCACTCTGTAACTGTTGCTGTAATTGTGCAACCATATCAGTTCTTTGCAATACACCCTCTTTATCAAATATTTCTGTTTTCTTCAAGGCTTCTACCTTATCAATTAAACCTTTTTCATATGCTTCCATATATACATTCCATTCGCCCCATTTATTAGATGGCATTGTAGAATTGCCTATAACACGTATATCATACGTTCCAACACTCAAATTGTTCTCTATCGTTTTAAGTTCATTCGTTTTATCGTCATATAATCTCTTATTTACTGTATATTCACTTATGTCATTATTCGGTTGAACAATTCTAAATGTCTTTTTAAAATCATAATGCGACTTGGCTAAATGATATATAAGTTTGCCAAGACGTTTTAAACTTGCTTCTACATCCCTTAGTTTAGATTTTGAGCGTCTTTGTCCAAAATCTTCCATCATCATTGTCCCAGACGATGTTCGTGGTGCAGCCTCAGTATTTCCTTGCTGCATCTCAAAAATACCAATGTTAAGATCAATATAGTGCTCAATCATTTTTGGCAACTGTAATATTGATCCAGCTAATGGCTGTGGAGAGGGGAAATGAGGTTCTCCAAATGAAGCGTCATATTCAATCGTTGCATTGGGATTCGCCCAATCACGTTCAAGTTCTTCTATATCTTGTATAGAACCTTGGGGTATAAGCAACTTCAAGCCTGACGATGCCTGCGCATGCGATGTAATTAAAGACATTACTTTATTTAAGAACCTCTGAAATCCCTTGTTTTTCCGAACATCACTCATAGGATAGGGAGTATTCGTCCAAATATTAGGTACAGGTACTAATGGAAATATGTTTGTTGCTAAGACTTTCTCATACAAAACTATTTGACCAACAATACATGTAATTTGAATTCGTGTTTGCTGTACCTGTACAATATCAAAAAGCCCACGATCAAAAGCTTCGGCAGCACTTTCATCTGCCAAAAGCATTTCGAGACCATTATTATCTAAAACCTTCTCTTGGCCACTACGAAGATCAATAACACGAAAGAAAGGAATCTTTACCTTTCTAAAGTCTTCTATAATTCTGTATTTTTCGCTTGTTTCTCCCCAATCATAATCATTTACAATATCTGGTGTAAACGATATTCCTTGCTGACTTTGTGTTGAAGATGGATAATCAGAATCAGATATAGCAACACTTTCAATACTGTCAATTAAAATATCTCCATTTGCATCTGGAGCACTAAGCATAGGATAAGCATCAAGAAGTTGACCTTTTGAAAGGATGGTTGAAAGCTGCATACCAGACGCATCATCAAACCACTTGCTTCTACTATTAGGATCAACAACGACACGGAAGGGATCAACATAAGTAAATTTAACATCTCCACGACCATAATCATCTTCTGGATCTATATAACCATAAAAATAACCAAGACCAGTAACAGAGTAATCATGTACCACTTGTTTAAATACTTCATCACCATCAGACTTATCCCATATATATTCTAGTATAGTTTTCCAAACATTTGCAAGTTTAGTATCAGAATCTTCTCTGCCAACGGCAGAAAATTTGGGGGGTTTTGAGGTAATGATTGCTTTGAACTGCTCAATAGCAGCATAGAGACGATCAATGGGTAAACCCATTTGATTTCTCTCTGCAAGATCATTTGCTTCAGCATCCGTAAAATGGTTGCCTAGATAGAAATCTATATCTTCTCTTGCCTGGACATCCCAATCTGCACGAGCATCAAACCAACGCCTCCAGCGTTCCTTGATCTCTTCTGCTCTTTTATCTTCTTCTATCATATAGTTAAATTTACTGAATAATTATTTATTATGCAAATCATGTACGTTTACCTGTAATCCAATTATAAGCTTTGCGTACTTTTAAATATGAACCATCTACCTGTTTTTCCTTCTTAACCTTACCAGCTTTAGGATTTCCCCTTGCAAATTGTGTTGCAAGCCAGAATGCATCAATTGTATCATCATGTGAGCCTTTTGGAAAATCAAGCAGTTCATCTATAAATTCATGGTGCACTTTTTTAAGATGAACAGCCCCAGCTTTGAACATTGGTTGTAATCCTTCAAACAGTCTATCTTTCTTTTTTTGAGTATAACCCTTAATTCCCTGCTCAATGCCTGGAACGAAGATACCCTCCTTTTTACTTCTCTTTTGGACATAATCTCTCAACATCTCCTGATAGGCTATTGTTTCAATATTAACCCTTCTTATAGGGCTATATTGTTTAACCATCTCAAAGATCTTGTCAGCACATTCCATCGGGAGGACTCGCTCACGCCAATACTCAATAACATAGTAGTCGTACTCTGAAGTAACACCAATGACCATAATAACACTAAAGTCGTTACGAAGAGAAATAGATGAAGCGGGATCGACACCAATATAGATGTTAACGTACTCCCTGCTTCCATCATCGAATTTGATATACCAGCTATCGGATGCTTCTTCATGCCTTAGATTACCCCTATAAATTGCTTCATTTATATCTTCTTCGGCAAAAATCTGATCTTCTGGAGATTTTGCCTGATTCATATACTCCTGATAGAACTTTGAAGGAGTCCCACTATCAATGTAGAATTGCTTACGTTCTTCTAGTTTCTTTAGTGGCCAACGAGATGGCCAAATTGACATCTCATCTTCTATAGCTTTCTTCGTGTAGACTTCCCAAGAATAGTCTTCCCCACTCTTGCGAGCATCCCTCCAACCCGTAACTATTCCATTTAAGAACGAATCCCAGTGCACAATTGTTCCATTACACCATAAAAATCCGTTTTTATCAAAATCGATGGCTGGGAATACAGCTGCCGTTACCCAATTCTTTATTTGTTGTCTTGCTTCTGGAGTCTTCGTATTTAACTCAGACTCGAAGTCATCTAGCACCATTCCAGTAAATCTTGTTGATAATTGCTTTTTACCACGAAGTCGCTGTGTTGCACCCTTAGCAATCATCCTGCAACCATTAGTGAGCATAAACTCGGATTTCGTCCATTTGTTCCCTTGTAAATCACCAAAATAATAATGTATTGCTGGATTAGCTTCAATATGACTCTGCATCCAATTTAAATTATCTATTGCCTGATCTTGGGCTTCTCCAATCCAACAAATAAATTCTGGTCTATCTTTAACAGCAAAAAGGAAGCGGTGAAGAACAGCAGTCGCAGCTAGAGTTGACTTTGCATGGTCACGTGGAAGAACGAGTGCTAACTGTTGTGCTGTCTTGTCTAAAAGTAACTTCCCTACCTCTACATGAAAATTGGGAGTAGCAGAGGCAAGGAAGTCTTGAGGAGAGAATAGTTTCCCAAAAACAATCAAATCATCATAAGCTTGTTTTAATAAAGCTTCATTTTTTGATACGTCACCGTGTAAATTTAAATTTGCCAATTATTTTTTTCTCTTCGATTTTCCCCAACTGAATGGATTTAGATTTAATTCTTTTTCATACCACTCCATACGTTCCTGCATTTCTTGAATATGAGCTTGTTCAGCTACTTTTCTCTCCATATCATGCAGTTCTATCTCCTCTAGTGCAAGAATCATATTTCTTTCTAATTCCTGTATCCTTCCTTCTATCTTCCAAAAAGCATATACCAGCATAGCAGTTGCAGCTATTATCTGAAGCAACCACTTGAAATTGATTGTGATGGCCATGCTGTCACCAATAACCTCACCTCTGTATGACCTTGCACCTTTTGTTTTCAATGATTCTTCAGCATATCCATTGCATATGATATATACGCATGAATCAGTTTTGTCAAATATTGTACATCTGCTAAGATTAAGTAAACCATATAGGCTATTCCGCTTAAAATAAGAAATATTGTTATTTTATTTAAGTCTATCTTCATATATTATATGCTCACATAAAATTTCTTCACATTCATAACCTTTCTTATGCCCTATGTGAAAATGGTCTATAGAACAATATTTTGGACAAAACTCATAACCAGTCACCCTAACCATCAATGTATCTCCATTTCCAAGGGGTAATGGCTTCGGCTTTACTCTGTCTGTCTCCCATGCCATGAAAGAAGCAAAAAAGATAAAAAATATCGTACCAATTGCCATTACTTCTTACCAAAAACAAACACCCCTATATTCAAACAACCAATGATAAAAACAAATAAACCACTACCTGTATGCCAATAATATAGGTTTAAAAGACCTATTGCGAGATTAGCAAGGCGTAATTTATTTCTTGTAGTCATTCTATCATTAAACCATTCCTGATCTCAAAATGAACGAGATCATCAAATTTGTTATCTGTTAGCGAAGTGTCATTATCCCAGTCTCCTCCCCAACGAAGTGGTATATCCATCTGATAGGCACAACCCTTAACAAAACCGCCAAAATATATAAAACGTTCTCTATCCTCCCAGTCCAGCGGGTAAGGAGCTACATCCACAGCGAATGATGGATTAGAGTTGTGCTTGCCACGTGGCCACTTTAATTTTGAATGACCTTTATCAAAGGCTCTATTCTGCTCATTTTCGCCCCTAAAACCGACTAAAACAGAACAATCAAAGTATTTCACCACCTCATTGAAGAGTTTTTGTAATTGTTTGTCGCATGTTGCGAGTCTCATCCTCGAATTTCTTCCAAATTTAGCCATTCTCCCTATGCTTCTCCTCTTATGCCATTTTCTCCTAGAAATTTCCTAATATGGTCATCTGAGTCATACTCTGTCTTGCAATGAGGACACAGCCAGCCTATAACAGAGTCATAATCATCAACCAACCCGACCCTCTGAGTATATTCATCAGTTAAATATAACTCAGTACCACAAACTGGACACGGATCAAGAGCCTTCTTCTTTATCTTTTGTTTCGGCATGTGCGATAATCTTTGGTTTGCCATGTTTTTTTACCTCTTCAAGTTGCTCAGGCGAAAACCCCGCCCAAATTGTTACTTGTTCAGACTTTTTACTCTCTGTGTTGAATAAGCCAGCCATTTTAGCAAGATCACGTAAAGCTCCAAGCTTATCACTATCTTTTTTAGCTGCATCAGAAATGGTCTTATATCTCTCTATTATGTGTTCTGGTGTTGCCCCCTTCTTTTCCATGAGTGCAAGGATTTCTTTATCTATCATTTTTTCAATTTTCTCCGTTCTTAAAAGTTTTTCAGATCTATCTTTGATGTACGTACTGCTTTTTGACTCTGGAAACGCAAGTTTATAAGAATTTACAGCTCCCATACCGCTAGCAACATATCTTGCAAATAGCAACTCACGTGAATTACGTGCTCTGTTTTTGTAACGTTCCGCCCATTTATTATTTCCAGAGAAAGTGTAGATATTTTCAGCAATACCCTCTTCACCTAACATTTCTCTGTTCATGTCAGAAGATATGAAAGTCCCACACAAGGTGCGAATACAGATAGCTTCTTTTCCATTTTTGTTTGAAATATTAAGTTTACGTAGGATTTGACATACATAGCCATCATCTGTAAAAACCCACTCATCTTCTTCACCATGACGCCAGTTATGACGTACAGGAAAAGTTGGATAATGAACATTGTACTCTTCCAGATTATCGTAGATGTAGTGTTTTTTGCTTTTTATTGTTTTGAAATCCATACTGGGTTATTTATCTCTGTTTATGAGCTGGAATAGAGTTTTTACTTTTTCTTTCAGAACATCAATGTCAACTCTCATCGTTGTAATCGTCATAACTACTACAATGAATGTTACAAGCTGTGGCCAGTATTCTTTTATAAATTCCATGCTGTAATATAAGACAGTTTATTTAAATTTGCAAACTTCGGCTGTATATTATAATATATAATATATAATATATAATATATAATATTTCATAAAGTTCCATTTATAATATTATTTACAGTTATACTCTGTACGAATTTGATGAAAATCACAAAATTTGAAAAAATTGAGTTAGAATGGGTGCACCTCTTTTTTTATCGACATGCCCCCGTTGAATTGTCCTCGTGGGGGGTTGAATTAGGTTGCTTTTTCCAATATATTATAATATTGAATGAAATCTTAATAATATTTGAGGAAAGTTAATACAATATAAAAACAAAACCCGCCAATGTTAGCGGGTCTTGATCTCATGGTGTGGTTGTGTACGTGATGCGGAGGAGGTGGGCGAGTGAGTGTGGTGTTCAATGCATGCATGCGTATATAGTCATATTCCATTAGACATTGGGTGTAAAGTCTTCATTTATATAACTCTTAAACCTTTCACTATTAAACCGCATGTTATCACCCTTTAACCGCCAACCAAGTGAATATATTAAACCCTTTAAATCTACATCCTTTACATCATTTTTATTGTTTGGATCATATAGTATATTCTCTTTTATTGCATCCGCTATTAGTACATAATCTTTCCTAGTCATTGGTTAATACCTCCACATTTAGCTTTATTTAGTTCCGCTTTTAACTTTTCTATTTCTTCAAAGTCTTCACGATTTGTAAGTCCAAATCCATCATTTAACCGCTTATTATTATCTATTAACTCCGCATTTATTCCATGCAACCGCTTATTTTCCGCTTTTAACTCTTCATTCTCTTTCCGCAAGTCCTTAACTACATCATTTAAATCATCAATTCCATCATCGGCAATATTATAATCATTTTTTAATAATTCATTTTCACGCTCTAGCATGCCAATATAATGCTCCATTATATCCATCATACGTGGAGATATAACCGCTAACTCTCTATTCTCTTTTTTCATGACTTTAATTCCTTTCCTTGTTATTATGCTCTTTTATTATTAAAGCGTCTAATTTCATCCATTTACCACCTTTAATTAGATACATGATATTATTTACAATTGATATTCCATAGTTTGTTATATTATCATAAACTACGTGTTTTTTATTAGATTCCATTGATTTTCCTTTCTTTTATTGTTTAAATGCTCATCACAATATAAATATAAATAACATAATAAAACAAACTATTTAGTATATATATCTTTTTTTACTTGTATTATGTTTCTAGTCATTGTAATATTGCTTACGCCTTCGGGCAATGCTTTTTGACATTTAGGGAATATTAAAGGAATAGTAGGTAGGAAAGACGAGCTTTTAATATTGGAAAGCATATTTTAATTCACTCATAAAAAAGGAGTAAATCATGAGTTCATTACTTGATGGTTTAGGTTATGAAAAGCAAAGTAAAACCACAAATACCACAAATGACACCCAATTTGATATTATCAAAGCAAGTGTAAATAAGGCAATCCATGAACATTTACTGGAGAACTTTCCAGAGTTCTATCATGATTGTAGTGGTACGGAAATTGCTAAGCGTGATAAGGATGGCAATGTAAAAGGTGATGGCTTTGTTAGTGGGTCTAATACGTACCGTATTCTCATGCCAATAGAAGAAAAAGTTACTATAATGGTAGGCAATAATAAGAAAGTTCTTGCTAATGCTTGTAGGGTAGGCAAACCAACAATGTATTCCGAAGGAATTCAAAATTGGATCACGGAGTACGTAAAAATAAATGGCAAGACTCACTTATGGAATGCAAAAGAAGGTAAATTCACTTTAGATACTAAAAAGTAAATTAGCCTAACAATAACACAAATTACCCTTACTGATTAAATTCGGTAAGGGTTTTTTGTTGGGGTCACTTATGAAATTTTGATTAAGTAAAAACAGAAAAGGAAAGGAAAGGGCATGAGTAATTATATGTTTGCAGAGTTCAAAAGCCAAGAAGAATATCAGGATGCTTATAAATCGGTCATGGACAATACATTAAAGGATGATCAGTTTGAGTTAGTGATATTCATTGAAAGGCTAAAATCAACAATGTTAACAGAAAGGAATGACAATGGATAAAATAGACTTTACAGATGATTGTTATGAATGTAATGGAGAGCAAACACTCTCTGTTTTAGCATGGATGAACGTGGATTCTGGAGAGATTGTAAGTTTCATTAATCAAGAATGTTCTTCATGTGGATGGAATCAACAATCATAAACAGAAAGGAAAAGTGATGCCAAGTTCACCAATACGCAGGCAACTGACAAAAGATGAATTCCCAAAGGACTGGGAATCATTAAATAAAGTAATAATAAAAGATAATAATACCGAAGTATACTTAGCTGTTGACTTTAACATAGATAATTTAACAGCAAGTTTAATGTATTGTTATATTGAAGATGATCCTTCATTAATGGTCAATTGGGGACATGTAGAAGATCTGGAGAAAGAAAGTAGACCAATACTGAATACAATACAAGACGTTACTGGAGTATCATTCCATGATAGTATATGGGTTCAAATGACAGCAACCGAAACAGTAAGAGAACATGTAGATGAAGTTCTCCCATCTACTTAACATTCCATCTGAGTGATGGAGGTCGCACATAAGCAGATTCGACCCTCTTATGTGTTATACAAAGGGGCAGTTCTTCTTTATTATCTGCCCCTTAAATTTGTGGTAGGCTCTCAAAATAAGCAAGAAGTACAGAAAAACAGGATATTCGGCTGAGGGACAACATGAACGATAATGTCGTTTGGAATTACCGACTAGTGCTGATAATAACTTGCCCTGTTGACTTGTCGAGTTAAGTCATAATCCTCGATAGTCTACCACATACTATTAAGATTGATACTGGTCGTATTTTTATGCCCAGTTCAATGGTTAACCAAAAAGGCTGAGTGGGTGTATAGGGATGGCCTCCTTAGATAGCATACATGAATATTACCAGTATGCCCAGCCTTTAAAATTAAATAAAAGAAAGGAAATACAAATGAGCAAACAGGGAATAGCATGGAGTAAAGTAAATGAGTTCATAAGTAATAAAGCAGGTATGTTTTTAAAAGATTTACCTGACAGAGTATGTATGGAAGATTGGGTTGATGATGACATGACAGAAAAAGAAATAGATGGCATTGTCCCAGACATAGCTTGGGAAATACTTGAAAGTTCTGGAATGGATAGAAAAACTGTAAATATACTGTGTTATGGAGAAGATTGTGATGAGTGGTAGACTGGAAAGTAATTGCTGTAATGCAAGACCATATTTTGCACTTGGATACATACATGGTATAAAAATGGCAGAGAATGGTACATACTATGGTATCTGTGGAGAGTGTAAAGAGCACGCAGAATTCAACAAACAGGAAGCAGAAAAGGAGAGTAATGGAGCAGATAGATTATACTAAGGTTACAGCCAATGAAGTTTTAATAAATTGTATGGAATGCAAAGGAGATGGCACTCTCACTGTTGTGGTGCTGGTTAATGAAAGTGGAGAGGCTGTAGCATATCAAAAACATGGATGTTACGTCTGTGAAAGAGATTAACAGCAATAAACAGAAAAAGAAAGGGAAAACAATAATGAAACTACTAACTAAAAAAATAACAGAACAAGCAACAAAACAATTTGACAAAGGCTCTGACCTTGACGAGCAGATGATTGTAGCTAAGTTCTTTGATCCAATGGGTAGTTGGAGATGGTACTTAATGAATCTTGCAGATGATAAGGACTATGCTTGGGGCATAGTTGATGGACATGCTGTAGAGATGGGTTCATTCAGTATAAGAGAGCTACAAAGTATACAGTTACCACTAGGACTCGGCATTGAACGTGATAAGTATTTTGAGCCTGTTAAGGCAAGTGAACTATGGAAGGAATTGAATGCATAATGATAGCTGATACGCCACAGAAGATAGAGCTGTATCGTATGCATGTGCTTGAGAAGATGCTGAGGCTGGAAATACTTGGTGTTAAAATGACTAAGAATGGACAGCCTACAGCATACTCTTTAATTAAGAAAGAACATAATCTTAAAGGTAACAAGCAGAAGGTATGGGATACATTCAAGGAAATAATAGAAGCAACAAAACAAACAGAAAGGGAATAGCATGAATACAGAGCAAAGAAAACAACAAATGCAAGATATATTAAGAAATACTGTTGATTACTACAGAGCAGACCCACAAGGACGTAGATCTGTAACTGAAGATGGTGATTGCATGTATACTTGGGGTGATAATCACTGTGCAATAGGTAGATATATGAAACCAGAGTTCAAGACTGAAGAGTTTGAAATGAATGAAGGTGTAGGTGTAAGTGGACTTGGCGGAGACATTGATGAATTTCTGATAAAAGAAGTACATGGAATTAAATTACTATTCTGGAGAGACTTACAGGATATTCATGATATAGTTGGTAACTGGGAAGAGTGGAGTCAAGATACAGATGGTTTTAGAGAGCATAAATTAACAGATAGAGGTAAAGAGACATATGTAGGAATGCAGGACAAAATAATAAGAGGAGAATATGATAATGATTAAACAAGAAATGACATATTGTCGAGGCTGTGAGGCTGGGACAGAGATGTGTAGACCTATAGATCAGCATTGGTGGGCAAGACGTGATTCTTATGGCATCTACACAGGTATATATTGTGATGATTGTTACAACAGCGGTGAATCTGATAAGTATCCATATAGAAAAGATAACTACCATGACCCAATGTATGCAGGTGAAAGACTGGAACCAGAAGATAACTTACCTTGGGAGTATTAATATGCCTGAAACTAAGAAAATGAATACTAAAAAATACTTAAAAGACAAAGATGGCTTTGTAATTGCAAAAATAAATAATTTTCCTTGTGATAATTGGAATCTATGTACAGACATGGTAATTCCTGATAAAACAACAGATTGTTATTATAGAATTGAATTTGACCCTGAGTCTGAACAGAACTATCCAGAAAAAAGAGATATAATAGTTTATTTGATGTATATGAAAATAAAGTACATCAAAAAAGACCCTGATTTAGTCTTTTCTTTATGGAATTTTGCAAGGGAATTGACTGAAGGACACAATCATGTACTTGACGTAATAGAAACTGTGTTCGGAATAAATTTTGATGGTGAAGTTTTTGAAGAAAGAGGCAGAAAAGAAAAGGAGGATACAGATAATGGGTAGCATAAAGAATTTACTGCTACATTGTCAGGAGACAATGAAAAAATATGATGACAATGTTAATGAAGACAACCTCAGATGTAAACATATAAATCAGGGATGGATAGAGGCACTTATATTTGTTGAAAGAAACTTTAACATAACAGAGAAAACAACAGGAGATTAAATGCCTAAATATAAAATAATAAAAGACTATGATGGCAATCTGTTATACAAGAAAAAAATATCCGATCATGAATGGTATGATGATGAGGAATATAGATTTTTAAGAAAAAGACAGGTTGATGCACAGCGGAATAGAGATGAATCACTTGTAGGAGAGTGGGAGCATCCTTCTTCAATTAATATATTAAGAAGAATAGATAGAAATTTCTCACCTTATTCACAGTACAGAAAACAGTATAGATGTAATTATTGTTCCTTTACAGATTCTTATAGCAGAACCATAAGAGAACATCTAATAATTGTACATGGTATAGATGATGATAGTGGGGAGACATCTTCAAAACAATGTCATGCCTGTAAGGAAAAATATAATAAGCTGTATAAAGAAGAAAAGTATATAGACTGGAATGAATATAAAAGAAGAAAACATCACTGGGGAGTATGTAGCAAAGTACAGGAAAGAGCAGCTACTTATATTACTGTTGAGGCTTCTACTTGGACAGAAAACATATTTGACACAGCTACACTTCCTATAAATATTAGACATGAATTGCTTAACAAGTTTGAAAAGAGTTATATAAGTAATAAACATGTATATAGCGAGTGTCAACCACGATATATTGATAATGTAACTACAGCCTATCTCTCAGATGTAGTGAAAGGAATATTATCACATGAAAACTAGAGTATTTAAAACAGTTGATGAGCTTCTTGAATTTATTAAAGAGTTTGAAGAGAAATGGATAAAGCATGATTTATATTTAGACAAAACAATTGATATAAACTATTTTAAGCTCAAAGTTACTCTTAGAAAGAAACAAAAGAACAGAAGAGTTGAGAATGAAAGTATTACGTACTTTTATAGAGACATAGCCATAAATGATTCTTTATCACTTATGAGGATGGCAGAAAAAGCACAGCATCCAAAAGATGTAGATTGGATGAGAAAAATACCAATATCAATGACAAAAGAAAGGAAATCAACATGAAACCAGTAACTAAAAAAGTAAAAGAAAAGAATAAAACAATAGATGATCTTGCAGAAGAATTACAAGCACTTAAAAGGCATTTGTATGCAGAATGCAATGAATGTGATGGAACAGGTAAATACAAAGCAGACTCTGGTAAACCTTCTAAAAATGGTACTGAAGACTCCAGATGTGCAACTTGTTATGGTACAGGAATGCGGAAGAATAGAATAGAAATGATAGAAAAAAGCATAGAAAATATAAAAACAGAGGTAAGTAGAATTTCATCAAATCTAAAGATTCATGTAAACAAGCAATCAGTTGAAATTAGAGTATTACCAGAAGGTGGCGATGTTAAAAATATTTCTGATTGGGAAGATTACTCAGGAGCATTTGATTTAGATGGTGATGAAGAAACAAGTATAATCATAGGCAAGGCAAGAAATCATTTTGATACTTATTTTAAGGATGGTTTCTATCATCGTAATAAAAAGCTTGGAATATTTTTAACAAATCCAAGATCGGGTAAACAATTGATTGAACAAATGGAAACAGAAGAATAATAATAAGAAAGGAAAATAAAATGGCACAGTATAGAGCTGAATGTAAAGGTGGTGGTAACACTGTTAGTAGACTAGGACATAAAACTACAGGGATTCACAGTCATACACGTGGTTGGGAGTCTGGTATAAAAGTAGAAGGACATTATGATGAGGACTTAGGAGATATATTCATGGTGTATCAAACAAGTGGTTCTGGTTTTAAAAGACCAGACAGACTTGTAGGCAAACTTGTTGGTGATAGTTTCCATTCCATAGAGAACACATAGCATGGACTGGTTAGCATTAATAATATTTGCTCTTATAGTAATAAACATAATAACTGAAATAAGGAAAGGCTAACATGGTACAGTTCAAGTACAATAATGTAATGAAGAGATATGATGTGAAAGTTCCATTTACTCTTGCAGATGAGAGTGATATGGTTGTTGTTGCATCAATAACAGAGGATGAAGAGTCAAGAGTGGTGCTACACAGAGATTTATCACTAAAGCTATTAAAACAGATCATATTGCATTGGGATGAATATGAGCATCAGATGGAAAGGAAGTCAAATGAGCTGATCGAAATAAAACCTAAAAAGAAAGGAAAATAACATGAAAGTAATAAGAACACTTATATGTCCAGATGGAGTTATTGGACTAAACGGATGGATGTATCTTTTAAATGATGATGGTACAACAATGGAGTTTAAAGATACAGACTCAGCCAATTCATTTTTATTAGGTGAATATACACAGGAGTATATAGATGAATGGATTGAAATAATAAAGAAAGGAGACAAGTAATGGGATTTGATTTAACAGGACTTAATCCACAGAGTGATACACCAGAGCCTAAATGGACAAAGAGTGACCCAATGATTAAAACAGGTGAGCATTCGTATCAAATAGATCCACAGATTAAAGAAGAGTACGATGACTACATGAGAACCAAGTGGGCGTGGCAGGATAGTACAGAGGGTGCGTACTTTAGAAATAATGTATGGCATTGGAGACCACTATGGAATTTCGTAAGTGGTTGTTGCAGTGATATACTTACAGAGAAAGACATAGAGAGTGGCTATATGAATGATGGACATCGCATAAGTAAGACGAAATCAAAACGTATAGCACTTAGAATCAGAAAACGTCTGAAGGGTGGAGATGTACACGCATATGAATCATGGTATACAAGAAAAATATCTAAGCTACCAGAAGATGATTGGAATAAAAACTATCCATTCAGCATAGAGAACGTAAGAGCATTTGAAAAGTTCTGTGAGAATAGTGGTGGGTTTGAAATATGGTAGAACGAATTTTAGTATACGTAAGCCTAATACTAGTCTGCATTGCTTTTTGGTTTTTAATGGTAAAGATAGTAACAGGATAATATATTGTGAGGGGTGAGTTTAAACGTGTTGCTCTCACGTTGCAGGTTCTAACATCACCTGCCCTTTCTACTCACCCCTAAATTTTAACTTAATAAAATAAGGAACAGGTAATGTCAAAAAGAAAATTAGGGGATACTAGTACATACACATTCATGGAAATGGGTGTGCAGAATTTTAGTCATGGTAAAGTTACAATAGATTCTAAATCTAACTTTATACAAGGTAAACAAATTACTTGTCCTCAATGTGAGCATAAGTTTGTATGGGATAAGTTTTTCTGTTTAACTCCAAGGTATCCTAAGAGTTGGTATGATGATCCAAAAAAAAATAAAGATGGTATTCCATATGGATTTCAAGTTTTAATGGAAGTAAACACTCCATCTGTAGATGAAGATGGAATAGGTGATAGACTACCAAGAATAAGTTATATAGTGAAAGGTGCAAAGCTTACCATTGAAGACAGAGTAAATGATTCAAGTCCAAAGGATAGTGTAGCATTTAGAAGTTCAGATAAACAGCTGACACTAACAATAAATAAAATGGGATAATAAAACAATGAAGACAATAGATAAAGATACTGCCAAGCAGTATATATATAAAACAAATGGAAAGATTTTCTCCGCTGTCTTTACTAAAAAGGATGGCGAGAAAAGGCTAATGGGTTGCAGACTTGGCGTCAGTAAACATGTTAAGGGCGTTGGTCTAAAGTTCAAGCCAGAAGAAAAGAGCTTAATAGGTGTATTTGACATGGTAAAACGTGCATATAGGTTTATAAGCCTAGATACCCTAGAACAGCTAAAAATAAACGGACATACATATTATGTCCAAACTGAAAACAAAAAAACAAAAGGAGTCAAATAATGACTACTACGTTATCACTAAGGGATAAGGTACGCAACAAGGAGCTGAGAACTATTCCAGTTTCTGTGTTAAGACCAAATCCAAAAAATCCTCCAGAGAGGACAATGGACAATGCATCGTTCCAAACTCTTCTGCGTGAGGTAAGAAGGTTCGGAGTTGTAGAACCTATAGGAGTTCATAAACGTACATCAATGGTTATTAATGGTCATCGCAGGTGGATGGCAGCTAAGGCAGCTGGTCTTAGTAATATTGATGCATTCGTTTATGACATAACAGATGAAGAGATGGATGAACTTTTTCTTGCTCTTAATACGACAGGAAGAAAATTCACCTCTGGTGAAGAGTTGTTCACACATCTTAAAGGTGGTAAGATAACTAAAAAAACAATGAATGCAATAGATCACATTGTAAAGTTATCCTTGTTTGGGAAGAGAACCAGAGACCACCATTTGAGCATTATAAGAGCTGGGATGAAAAGTCCAGTTACTTATCGTAGTGCAATTCAGATGTTTACAAAGCTAACAGAGGAAGTCCGAAGGGGTTCTCTCCTAAAGTGGCAATACCTCTGTCTTGAATGGATAACCAAAGTATCTGGGCCATATAAGATGAAGAACTTCTGCGATGATAATATAGACGCAGATGTGTTACTGGATGCTGTTAAAAAACAAAAACCTATTAAACGTTCTTGGAGTATTTAGTAGGTTAATTACCTCATGAGACACACATGAGACATTGGTGAGACTATCCTCGATATAGAAAAATATTTACTATAAATATAAAATATATTGAGGATATATCACTTAAATAAATGTAACTTTAAATACTAATTATAAGGAATATTAAGGTAATTATATGGATAACATTGAAGGTAAAAAGTTCGCAACATATCAATTTAAAGTACCACACGAGCTGTGGACGAAATTCAAGATAAAATCTCTCACAGAGAAAAGTCCAACCTACAGAGACACACTGCTAGATCTGATTGAGAGGTATGTTCGCACATAATGTTCGAGGAAATTTATCATGAATATTTAATCCATAAAAACGATAAAAATCGTGCTGAAAGATATGTCGGAAACGAAGACTGGTATCATGCAAGTGGTGCTGGTCTTTGCTCTAGAAAGTTGTATTATGAATCTGTAGAAAAGGCAGAGCCTACAAATCCACCGAACATAAAAAGTTTGAGGATAATGGGATTAGGTACAATAGTTCATGAAGATATTCAGAATGCATTGATATATTATAATAATATATATAATAATACATCTCATAAAACAAAAGAAAAAAAAGAAACATCTTCTTACAAAAAGAAAAGTTTTGGAGATATTAAATTCACAATCGAGGGCGAGGTCACTATCCCTTCCTTCAAGGTCAGAGGTTTTTTTGATGTATTTTCGCAAGACTTCTCGGCTTCGACTACAGACCCACTAAACAGACTATACGATATAAAAACTATTGGCAATTTCCAATGGGGTAAAAGATTCAGTAAAGTAAACCCAGTTGAAAGTGGACATCATTATTTACAGCTTGGAACTTATGGACTTGCCTTAAAGGAAAAGTATGGCACTATTGACAGCATGAGTTTACTGTATTATAACAAAGATAATTCTGTTATGAGGGAATCTGTAGTACCACTATCATACATGGATCAAGCTAAAAGATACTGGTATGCAATCAATGAAGAGCATTCAAAAGGATTACCAGGATTTAATATTGGCACATCACCTGTACATAAATGGGTGTGTAATTATTGTCAGTTTAAAAATCATTGCAACCCACCAGCAATAATATAAGGAGAGAATAAATGAAGAACATAATAACACTTATAACAGATTGTGCTATGTGGAAAAGACTTGACCTTGGAACAGTTATAATGATGCCAGATGTTGAGGCAAATAAAGCAGTAAAAAATGGATGGGCAAGCAAAACAGTAAGTAATAATACTCTTAGAGGAGAAAAAAGTAATGACCAAAACGACTAAAAAAACAAACTACTTTACAGAACTTGATCGTGTTGACGTTACAAGGCACATTGAGAAGAAAGGTAAGTTCAGCTATCTTAGTTGGGCTTATGCTGTAAGAGAATTAAAGAAAAGACATCCAGAGGCAACATGGGTTGTACATGAATGGGAAGGTATACCATATGTAAAGACAGAATGTGGATTCTTTGTAAAGGTAACTGTAACTGTTGATAATATTGATGCTACACAAGTACATCCTGTGCTAGATAATCAAAATAAAACAGTTAATGCACCAAATGCATTCCAGATTAATACAAGTATACAAAGGTGTCTAGCTAAAGCTATTGCACTACATGGTCTTGGCATTCATTTATATGCTGGTGAGGATTTACCACCAAGTCCACCACTTGATACAATACAACAAAAAGAATTATTTAATGTTCTTGAATCTAAAGAAGCAGACAAGCAGTTAATTGACAAAGTAACAGAACAAATAAATAATGGAATAATCAACCAGAGTAATTATCTGCAAGCAATGGATCATTACTCAAATTCAAAAACACAGTAAGGAGAGTACATGGAGACAATGACCGAGTTATTAAAAGAAGAAGCTCTGTTCATACCAAGTGAAAATGGTACAACAGAAGGTAAAACATATACGCCAAAGGTAGAAGGTGATTATCTTGGGCATATAGTAGATACCAGAACTCTTGTGAGAGAGTTTAGAACAACCGAAGGTAGGAATGTTAAAGCACGTATATTCAATTTTAAAGTCTGTGTAGCTCCAGAAAATGCTACAATAGAATATACTTTCACTGATAGAGAAGGTAGAGATCATACTACGAATGGCGAACCATATGTAGGATGGACTGTAAGTGCAAGGGGTGTATTTAGATTCCTTGAACCAACAGAACATGATACATTTGAATCAAACTCCGAGAACAATGTAGCATATCTTCGTTTCTGTCAAGCACTTGGACATACAATAGAGACAACAAAACGTGAAGTAAATGGAAAAACTATTGATGTTCAAATCCTACCAACATTAACAGAATCTGACCTAGATGGTAGTCCAGTTATTGCTGTTGTTGGTCGTGATAAAGATTGGGTTAATAATGAAGGTGAAACAATGCCATCATGGAAGGCTAAGTTTGTTAAACTATGGAAAGAAGGTAAACGTCTTGCAACAACTACGACCAACGACAATGACCTTCCGTTCTAGCATAAAACGGAAAATAGCAAAGCTTCTTGTAAAAGGGTTTCATCGTAAGCCTACTACTGTTGCTAAATTTCTAAGTATAAGCAGAGCAACTGTATATAGGTATATAAAAAATTCGTAGGCATGGGGTCTCTTAAGAGGGATATTGCTAATCTTTATTCCATGCTAAAGACGAATATGCACCTATGGTGCAACAGCTGGCTGGAAGTTGCAGGATAAAAACTCCATTTAAACGTAGGAATGGGGGCAGTTACTTCGAGGTTACTGCCCCTAAGAATTGAAGATGTTGATAGAGACACCATATCCCAAGAAAAGACTACTGACGAGTGATAGAAAACTAACCCTATTGCTTATACTATGGATATTAGATAAAGTTGTCATGGCTCTATTAATATGGCTAATGAATTGAGGGTTGATACAAACGGTGCTAAAAGGACATCGTGGATTATGTTGACTCGCTGGGATTCATAAACAATCACAAGTATTGACCCTCATAATTGGAA